GCAGCATTGACATAAGCCGCAGGGTTAGCATCTGAACCTGGGTTAGTCAGCCATTTAATATCAATAGACGTGGATGAATTAATTGCTGTAATCACGGCATTCGCATGGTTAGGCGCACCACTAGGTCCCTGAATAGAGGAAACTTGTACGACCATACCTTTGATTAACCAAGATTGAGCTGAAGATAAAGTAGCTGTTACAGTTGCACCAACGCTTACTGCTGCAAGGTTAGTTGAAGTTGTAAAACTTCTATCAGTCCATTGCATTGCACTTCTATCTTCAAGGAATCGGAATTGAGGGTCTGTTGTTGGCACTTTTCCTACTTTGGAAAGGTAAACGAAAAACGGAGACTCTTCTGGTGCTAACTCTGCTACTCTATCACTAAAGTCATATAATCGTCTTGAACCTTTAGCAAGAGATAGCGCAGTTTGACTACCAGGAGTACCGACATTTACAATCCCAGAATTAAAATTAGCCATTTAGACTTCTCCTTATTGTTATTTATTATAAAACACTACTTCGACTTCCAGCGCCTACAATACTTTCCCATACCTTATCCTTATCACTCTTTTGGACACCACCAATACTAGGTGTTGCTCCAGCAGATTGAGGACCACTCTTAGTTTTCCGTACAGCATCGAGAGCATTCTGAGAATCAACATGTTTCCCACTGTTCTCCTTCCATAACTTAATCAGCGAATTCGTATCAATCTTATCTTTTGGCTGTGCTACAAAATCCAAAAACTCTCCAACTTCTTCATCGTTGAGTTTATGAACTCCCTTTAGCTCACCTACAAAGTTTCGTAATGCGGATTCTTGCTGAATCTGAGTCATTTGTTGCTGTACAGCTTCCCCTACGAGCTTATGTTCCTGCGACATGCGGAACTTATAAGATTCTGATTCGGGTTTATAGTATGCGTCCCAAGGGTTGAACTCGTCGTAACTTAGTGCGCTGTTTTGAGAAGATGTGCCTTCTTGACCACCAGAAACAATCCATTCTTGCATTTTCTGTACGAGTTCTGGATTGTCTTGCAAATAATTACCAAGCTGTTCAAACTGTTTAGTATCTGCGAGCTTTTGAGCCACAGAATCCAACTCCGCTTGTCTTTTATCTGCAATAGACTGAAACTTTTTTGCCTCAATCTCCCAATCCATTTCATTTTCAACCGTTTCATCTTCATTTTCTGTAAATGTCGGTTCTTGTACATCTAATACGTTAGGTTTATTACTAACATCTAAAACATCATCTATCATTTGGTCTGCCATTTTGCTTTCTCCTTTTGCAATGTGTTATTGGCGAGCCTGACTGCTTTCGTTTATGACATCTTTAGTCAACGACTTCAATCTCTCACCTTCGACCTTCACTGCTCCTACAAGCTTACCTACTTGTACTTTTCTATCAGCTTCGGCGTCCGAAAGGACTTCAAAGAGCCTGCTTTTGAATTTCTCCACCTGCACTCTCTTTTTATCCGATATAGACTCCCTTGTTGTTGATTGCAGTTGTCCCTGCAAAGACTTAATCTGTTGCTGTGCTTGTTGTAAGGCGGAACCAAGCTGTGCAACCTGACTTTTTCTTTGAATGACTCCCTGCTTATCAAAAATATCTGGAAACTTCTTCAACACTTCAATATTATCAATAATCCCCATCTGGAATGCTTGCATGTATACATCAAGCTCTGCCCATTTACTTGAGGGGAGTGTAGAACCTGGCTCTACTCTGATATCGTGCTGACCCAGATTAAATTTATCCTTCTTAATATCTGTAATTGTATTTGTCACATCATCATAAAAATTTACCATGACCTCATCCATGTCATTATTAGGCTGAGCAAGTCTAAACATCTTCTCAAATGTATAGTGTCCCTTGCTAATCTGATATGCAACCCGCCCTGCCCTATCTAAACTAAATTGAACATCTCTCAATTTAGACTTAGGCCGTTCAGCTCCAGCAGATAACATAGCTTGAGTTCCACGTACAGTCTCAGGTGCTTGACCTGAAAATCCATGCATCATTTCTGGAAGCCCAAATGTAAAGTCTATATAAAACTCACACTGCTGAATAAGTCTATAAAACTCACCAGCAAGTGGTTGCGGCTGTGGAAAATGCGGTTCGCCTGCACTTGAATCACCTTCAATAACAGCATTTGGATTAGCCCACCTCTGTTCAAGGTCTTCCATTCCATTTAGTGCAAATCCCACAGGCACAATCAACTTGAGACCAGCGGAGCTTTGAGCGTGAGACAATACTAATGACCATAATTTATTCAATAATCTTTGTATGGGGCGAGCCCTTGAAATATCAGACTTGGGATATGGAGTTCCAGTCCATATATTCGGGAATGAAACAAGCGGATAAATATCCGTACTCATTATATCCTCGTATAAAAATATTTGTCCTATAGATGCGCTTACAGCAACCCTATCTTGCCATATTTCTTCAAAGTCAAGCAATCCACGCTCAAATATACCTGGATTCTCCTGTAAGAACAGAGCAAACATCTCCTCATCAAATAACATCTCCTTACCTGATGCCTGTTCTACCACACGATAGAATGGAACTTTAACTTTATAAAAGCGCTCCAAAATCTGATAGCGCTGGTGCTCACCAAAATCTAAATCTTTTACCTCTGCAGGTGTAAATATCCGTTGTGTATTACTCTGCATTGATGTTGGCATGTCTTCTTCTGAATATGTATCTATCTCCTCTATAATACCAGGTATTGGTTCTCCAGTCTCCTGGTCAATCTGCTCTCCCAATTCGGGGTAGAGGCTGATTACACGCTCCTTAGTTATTATAGTTGATAAAATGACATTATCCGCATCGTCATACCATCTATCACGGCTAGATGGCGGTACATATACCCTAAACGGACTAATATAAGTGAGCTTTACGTCGCCTCTACCAAAATCTGAATTACGGTCAACATAAATATATAAATACCCTAATCCCGTAGTACTGTAGTCATGAATAGCCTGCCTAAGCTTTTCATCCCCATCAGAAATATCCCATACATAACCAAGGATTGTTCGCCACACCTTGGACATTTTAACGTCCGAATCTTCTCTTGGAGCGGGATTAAATATAGGAGAACGGGATGTTAGTACAGACTTTAATTTTTCAATCGCTGGTCCGCATCTATCCATAGGTACTGCTGCCTGATTGCGTGAAGCCAGCTCATCTTCTTCACTTGCCGTAAAGTGATTACCAAGCGCAAAATCAAGGTCAGTACGTGCCTCAGTGTCCCATTGGGAGCGAGCGTCACGATAGCGCCTATACAGCTCTTGGTTAAGTTTTGCTCTCGGGTCTATTTCTAATGCCATTATCTTTAATGAGAATCAATCTCATTTATGGGTACAATATACGAAATATTTTTAACATTGTCAAGGGTTTTTTTACCTTTTTTTTATTTTTCTGCATTTTTCTTACATTTGGCGTGCGCCGGTAAGCCAATTATACTTCTTTTTGGCTAATTTTGTTCTTTTCCTGATTATATTGGGAAAGTCATCTTCGCTTATACTATCACTTCTTGGCGCCTTAGCATAATGGTTAGCACAGAACAATGCATCCATACAGTCGTCATGTCTTGCCCGAGGATGTTCAAAAAATTCATTTACTAGTTCTGTCATGTCTTCCTTAATGTAGAGTTTCTTTGAATTAACAATCCAGCCCAAACCATTCTCAAGTCTATCTTCCTTAGCTACTCTATGCGGATACTTAATCCCCTTCATAATGCCAGGTATAAGTCTTCTGTCTGTGGCAGCAATACGTTCTGCCATATCTCTCACAACCTCTTGTGCTGCTATATTCTCAATAGTCACACGTCTAACTGGTACATATTTCCTTGCTATTTCTACTATCTTTGGTGCTACGTCAAAAGTAGGGATTCGTTCACGAAAATATTCAAGTACATATCGTTTGCCCTCAGAATCTATCCCCATAACAAGTATCACCTGAAAATCTGAACCAGGTTTATCTCTTGCTGCTATATCAACTCCCATGTAAACATGGAGTGGAATAACACGTCCATATGAACGCAGGTACGGAAATCCATCTTGCACGAAAAACTCTCCATGATACTTCTGTATTCTATCTATCTTGAATACTGCTGATGTTAAATCTCTCGCATC